TACGTAGAGTCTGACTTCACATTTCATAGTTGGTAAGGACGAGTTCCTTGCGAGACGCTTGATCTGTATTATAACTCCCCACGCTCCTCATGGTGTAAGTGTGTGCAAATTCAGCAGCTGTCCACCCCTGCTTGAAGCGGTCTCGAATCAGTTGCGACGAATTGTAACTAACAAGTTGATGAGAGATAAAGCGATCACAATCAGAAGCAAACTTGTCGTGGTCGAATCCTTTGTGCATGTTTCCTCGCTTACCATAAAGATTAGATCCGATCTCATAGGGGGGATCGAGATAGACGAAGGTTGACTTGCTATCGCAAAAGAGTTCTTCATATGAAAGTTTAGTAATTTTCCACTTAGAAATCATTCCTGAATATTCAGGGAGTTTACAAATGCCTCGCATCGAGAAATTGCTATCTGACGCTTGCTTGCTGAAGGAACTGGATTCAGTGAGACCAGAGAAAGAGCACTTATTGACAATATAAAAACACACAGCACGTAGTAGATCGGACGTAGAGGCATCATTTAATTGGTCCTTAGAATCTAGAAATAAAGTTTTTGCTGATGTTTGATCTGGATGATCGTTCTTAAGATCCTTCAGCAAGGAAGAAAGTTCGTCACCTTGATCTTGAAGAACACGCCAGAAATTATAAAGTGGATCATAAAGATCATTGACCCAGATGTCTAGGTGTGGGTATCGCTTACCAATTTCCAATGCGACAGAACCACCACCTAAGAATGGTTCGCGATAGTGAGTATATTCTGTGAGGTTAGGGATGTACTGAAAGAGTTTACTCAAGGCACGACTCTTACCACCAGGGTATCTAAGTGGCGTCTTCAGTGACTTCAAAGTTTTTGTCATGATATTTAAGGTATTCACGAAAGATCATTTTCATTTCACGCTGAGTCATACCACAATGGTCTGCAGCATGTGGAAGGTTCATTGTAGCATGAAACAATGCTTCATTTGCTTCCTTCACATTTTCAGGTGTCGTCTTCACTTTCGACTTGTTCAAAGTCTTCGATTTGTGATGCAAGGACGATGTGTTGCCCATTGATTTTGTACTCATGCTCTCCTTTGTCTTCATTGAATCCTAAGTATTTAAGATCATCATCTTGAAAAACATTCTCGCGAATTGCTGCTTGGATTTTGTGATGAATGAGATCGTTTTTACTGATTTCCATAATTATAAATTATTTGAATTCACATCCCATCATTACTTCAGTCAAGCAAGCAAGAAGATTGACTTCCTGATCAGCAACAAAAGCAATCTGGTATTGATACCTAGCAAGAATCAAAACTGCTTCAGGAATGTACTTGGGTTTAATTTGTTCGTATAGAAGATTATAGATTTTACGCATGACGATGTTTGGATCATTGTCAATATTCTCAATGACCCACTTACGTACTGTAGTAAACTCTTTATTCTTTAATGCTGCCAATAGAGAATCAAGATTGATGTCTGCAATATCAACTAAGATATCAGTGTTAATCTTTCCTGATGCTGAATGACGTTGAGTCTCATTGATCAAACGACGCCAGTCAGGAAAGTAACGACCAATGAGTTTAACAAGAATCTTATCTTGATACTCAATCTCATTCTCGTCAAGGATTTCTTTCAAGCGACCAAAGAATTGCGCTTGCAACTTTTGTTGCTGACTCTTATTGATACGAAAGTCTACAACTGTGCATCGTGAGTGCAGTGGTTCAATGATTTTGTTTTGGAAGTTACAAGTAAAGATGAAACGGCAGTTGCTGTGAAACGCCTCCACAAAGGCACGTAAGGAGAGTTGCACGTCATGGGTGGTGTTGTCTGCCTCATCGATGATGACCACCTTGTGAGGCGCTCCTGAGGTTAGGGAGACTGTGGAAGCAAACTGCTTGACTCGGTTACGAACGGTGTCCAAGAAACGCCCCTCGTCTGACCCGTTAATGACGATGTAAGAGGCACCAATCTCCTCACACAACGCTTTAGCAACAGTGGTCTTACCAACGCCTGCAGACCCCAGGAGGAGCAGATTAGGGATCTCTCCCTGCTCTACAAATCCTTGAAATGGTTTCTTAAGATTGTCAGGCAGAATGCAGTCATCAATTTTTTGGGGACGATACTGCTCAACCCATAGAAACTTTTTAGTCATCAAATTCCAATGCAATATAATAGACAAGATCCAAGCGAGTGTGACGCCACTCGGATACTAGATGCTCAGACACTTTAACATGATAGTCTCCTGGTTGGAGACGGAGGTGTTCCACTTTGAGAACCAGTTCGTAATCACCAGTTGTATCACCAGCAATGGTTTGACAATAATCGTTACTAGTTTCGTTTTCAGAATCACGAAGATACAAACTAATTTGATTGTCTACGGATTTAAAAACAAGATCAGTTAGATTGTAAACTGCTGCTGCTTTTTGTAGTGACGTGATGTCTTCCCATGTGATATTAAAAGCGATGTCTCCACCAGGAAATTTAATATTTTTTTCGGGAGCAGACTTCAAAGTAATCTCAGGATCTGAGAAGAAATACTTTGCAGAGCGACCACGACTACGAATAGTCACATAGTTCTCGTTATCGAATTCCAAGATCGGATCCTGGAATAAAGTCAACCCAGCAAGAAACTGGTTGAGATCATAGATACCGAACGTTTGAGGAAAACTCTCTTCACATGAATATTGTGCAAGAGCATTCTCCCCAACGCTGATTGTCTTCAGTTGATTACCCTTGCGAATAAGGATAGAACCATTGATTGTGGAATAGTTTTTAAGAACCTGAAGAGTCTGTTCAGAAAGAATAACTTTATTCATTGAGGGTAAGGTTCAGTGTTAGCAGACTTGTCACTAAAGTGGAGTAGTAGAAGTGCATAGTGTAGAATTTTGATAATGTCGCGACGGGCAGTACCTTTACGATCATATCGAGAAGCATACTTTAGGATGTTGCTACGGCAGAATGCCTCAGCATCTCCACATGCTTCAATCAAATCTAGCGTTTGAATGCTGTCGTTACCAGCAGAATAGTGTTGTCCATAGGTTCCAGAGATGTAGTCACGTAGCTCTTTGATTAGAGCGTCTTCATTATATTTGTTCATATACCCCAAATGTACTCGATGTTGTCATGATAGCACTCAAATATCGTGCCGTCAATAGATTTCATGGTAAGTTTAAATCCCTCACCTTTGATTATTTTTCCAGAGCGATGGTCACAATCCTTAAGGATTGCTACTCGCCCAATGTATCCATGAAAGTTTTCACTGGTCATAGTATGGTCTCTCATCGCTTTCCTCCATTTCTACTTTCTCATCAAGTTTGGTATAGACATCAAGGAAGGGAGTTTTTGTTTCTTCATCAAATCTATTGACACAAACTTTGATTGCCTTGTATCGGTCACCCCAAATGGAGTAGGCACGAATGATATGAGACAAGCGGCGAGTAGAAATAATTTCATCCACGCCACCATCAGCAAACGTCTTGCGAATAACGTCAGCCCAGTCAGCAAGTTTAGCACAGAATTCAAGATCTGTCACCCCAATATTCGCACCAATTTTTTCAAGAATTTTAGTCTCAATTTTGGGAGTGGGATACTCTTGCTCAAAGGTGAGAGCAAAACGTTCTAGGAATGCTTCATTCAATACGTTAGTACCAATAAAGCGACCATCATCAGAACCCTTACCCTTAGTGTTGGCGGTAGCGATGACATTGAATCCAGCAGCAGGTCTCACATAGCGACCTGTCTTCTTCAGGAACACACCTTTACCTTCAAGGATGGACTGAAGGCATAGAATTTTGTTGGAAGCAAGGTCAACTTCATCGAGTAGCAGGATTGCTCCACGTTCGAGTGCTTCAATGACAGGTCCGTTATGCCAAACAGTTGACCCATCGACAAGACGGAAACCACCAATAAGATCATCTTCATCAGTTTCGATTGTAATGTTTACACGAATCAACTCACGTCCTAGAGCAGCACACGCTTGCTCTACAGAGAAAGTTTTACCATTACCAGACATACCAGTAATGAATGTAGGATAGAACAGACGAGAAGAAATAATTTTCTTCAGATCAGTAAAGTTACCGAACGGGACAAAACTATTATCTTTAAGTGGGATGATGTTCATTTCTTCCTGATCAGGAAACTGAGTTTCCAACTGGTCACGTGTTTCTTCAATGGTCAGGTTCCATTTGCCGCGGCCGACATGGCAATCACGAAGACGCTTAACAGCAGTAGGATATGATATAGAGAAATATGTTGCTGCAGCACGAACGTGATCCGTATTAATGTCAGAACCAAAGGTCTCGGCAAGATAAGAAGTAATTTGAGACGTGGTTAAATCAGACTTGGCAGGCATCGGTTTGTTTCGTATGGAGTAAGTATAGGGCAGAGTGGGGCAGAGTCAGGGGCAGAGTGGACACTATGCAATCTGACTGATGAAGTGGTTCAAGATAGCTTTGTTGTTTTGCTTTTGCTTCAGTAGTTTTTTGAAAGCAGCACGTACTTGAGTTTTAGAAGAACCAGCATCAATATCTAGTGTTGACTCTTCATCTAATTCAGTAAACGATCGCGCACTAGATTTACCAGCAATAACATACAAAGCATCATAAGAAATAGGATTTGGAAGAACAACTGATTTAGTTTTTTTCCAATCTCTATACAATTTATCAAGTCCATCAACAGAATCATTGCAATAGCGGCGATAGAAACTGGCAAGACCACTACCACCTTCAAGAAGACGGATACCAATTATGTTAACAGATGGATGCGTCTCTTTTAAGTTTTCAATGAAGACATTTGTTTGCTCGTCCCAAGACTCTAGTTTGTTGTATGTACAACCCAAGTTACGATCGCGAAGAGTAACACTAGTAGAATCTAAACGTCGTGCAAAAATCATTTGTTTATCATCATCATATGTAGACTCGTGACCATACATAGAACCACAAGATTCTCCATCAGTCAAAATACAAACATTAACATTACTGACTCCAGTAGTCTTCTTAAACCCAGGAATGATTGACTTCATAACAAGGATAGATTCATTGAGTGGAGTTCCAGAAAGACTCATACCAATTGTTGATGGATAACCAACATAATATTGTAGTGAATATACTTCACGCCATATGTTAAGGCATTGACGTTCCCAATTTTTGCTGTTAGTGCGAGATGAAAAAATATTCATCATGCGAAAGTACTGCTTGCTTACATAGACTTCATTTTTGATAAGTCTTTCGGTAATTAGTTTTGGAAAAAATTTTCCGACTTGATTTTCCATTGCACGTTCAGCACCAATCCACTCATTAGTAAATGCATAAACTTCAAAAGGGATCTGTACTTTTTTACAGAACATACAGAGAGTCATCAGTTGCTTTAAAGTAGAAAGCAACGTGGTGTTCATGGAACCAGACCAATCAAGAATAAAAAGAAGACCATGATTTTTACCTTCAGGAATAATTGTTACTTTCTTGAACAAGTCGTCATTGTGTTTGTACGTATGTAAGATACTGGTATTGAGAACTCCAGTACGTGAGGTTTGCTGACGGGCATATGCTGCAGCTGCTTTCTTACATTCAAATTCTTTTACAAGATAGTTTACTTCTTTCTGAACAGACTTTTTAAATTTTCTATACTCTAAATCAACCCACGAAAAACCATCTGGGTCAAGACCCTCTTTCTGATTGTCAATCCAATTATGAATTACATTCCAATCAACAACATAATCAGAAGCATCCAAGGTAGGAATGTCAACATAAACATTTCTTGAATAAGAAATTCTACTAAGACTCTGTGATTGCTGGTCAAAATTATTTTGAGTATCAGAAGAAGAAATATCACCACCTGCTGGTGCAGCACCATTCTCGTTTTCTCTACGCTGTGCTTCTTCCAACATCTCTTCGTGTGTCATGACTTCTTCACCACCTTCCTCGCCAGATTCTTCGTCATTGACACTTTGACTTTCGGATGATCCAGAACTACCATCACCACCAGACTGAGGAATATCTGCAAGGTTCTCAAGCTCTTGCTGCTGTTCTTTAGAATATTCCCAGATCTCTTCAGCAACTTTTACTGCTTCATCAAAAGTCTCTGTGTTTGCAGTTTTGTCTACCAGAATTTTTTCTTCTGCATTGAAAGGAATAACAACTTCAGCAACACCAATTTTGAAATATAGATTGATACGATCAATCAATTTTAAACTATCAATATTTTCTTCAGCAATACCAAAAAAATCATCGTCATTGAGTTCGCGGTATCCATTGAAGAAACACTTGCGAAGACCAGGATAACGACGCTTCATAAGTTTTTCAATACGCGCATCTTCAGTCACGTTCACATAATCTTTAGGGCAATCAAATCCATCCCACATAGGAGTATATAAAGCATGCCCAACTTCATGACCCACCAAAAGATCATAGACTGTACTAGATGCTTTATCCCATTTTGGTAAAGTCAATATACGATTATCTACATCGAAAGATGCTGTATTCACAGAACGATGCTCAACCAAAAGGTTTTCAGTGGCAAGTAACTTAGCAAGTTTGCCTTTGATCTCTTGTGTTTGCATGGTTTCTTTCTCTCTATGCAACTAGTATACACAAAAAAAGGGGGTCGTCAGACCCCCCTATGCCACTTCTAGTATTGGAACACGCTGTCCTGAATACCGACATCACCCTTAGGCATAACGTTAAATGCCAAAGCATTACGTGTCCACTGGGATTTGTTTCTTAATACTTTATGTCGTAGCTCACTAGGAAACATAACAATTAATGCATGTTCAGGTTGAATGTTCCAAGCAAATGAATTAAAGAAATTAAATTCAGATACTTTTACACAAACGCTATGTGGATTAGAATCTGTAAATTGAATTGGCGCAGTATCTTTTTCGTACTCACCATAGTATATAATACCACTGAACCAAGAATTGCTATGCATATGTTCTTCACAGAATCCATCTTCGTATGTTCTAGCAAACCATGAAGTTGTAAACTGAACATCACAAATGTATCCCATAGTTCTCTGTACATAGTCATGAACAATACTATGGAGTTTTTGCTTGAGAACCGAGTTTAGATCAAGAACATTTTTTTCTGTACTAACTGCTCCTTTACAACCATCAGTTCCATCGTCTTCATTCCAATTGCATTTCACTTCAAGATCTTGAAGTTCCTTACATATAGTTTCATCTACATGGTGAATAGAAACTGCTTTAGCAAACAAAGGAAATAGTTCCCACCCGTCATCTGTTTTTAGAGTTGGGTAAGTCATTCTTCGTTAATGGTTTCTCTCACCACAGAATAGTTCTTGATTTTTTCTACGTTCAATGTTCTATCATACTTGTCAGTCATTTGTTCTTTGTGAGAGATAACGTAGATAGAAACACTATCATCAAAGTTTCTGAGGATCCAACCAAGATCGCTACCACCTTGATGATCCAATGAACCATCAAAGATCTCATCTAAGATAAGGAGATTAGTATCCACACTATTCTTAAGTTTAGCAATGCTACGCCAAGTAAGCAGAAGAGCAATATCAATACGAGCTTTCTCTCCTTCACTGAAAGATGCGTAGGAAAACTGATCTCTGTAACGCGACTTAATAGTTTCCTCAAAATTTTCATCAAGACTAAAGTTAACGTAGAATTCCATCCCCTGAAGATACTGATTAATCAGTTTATTCATTGTGGGGAGATACTTCTTTATAATTCTAGTCTTAATTCCGTTATCTTTCAACAACTGAGAAGCAACACTTAACACATCTTTATCTTGTTTAGACTCAGACATGCGAAGTGCTAGTTGTTTTTTCTCTTCAACTAAACTTTCTAGTCTAGTGAATGCTTCTTTTTTATCCCCGCCACCAGACTCTAGGTTTTTAATGTCGCTCTCTACATTCACAATAGACTTACGAATCTGAGTGATCGCAAAGTTTGATTGTGAAATTGCATTATTTTTATCAGTGATTTCTGTAGAAATTTCATTCCATTTATAGAAACGTTTTTCTTCCTCACCAATTGCTTGCAGGATTTCATTATAACCTAGAGACATTTCATCTAGTTTTGTTTTACCAGATTCAATTTTGTTAGATCTAAACTCTTCAGTCAATTCTTGTGTACAGGTAGGACACACATGATTTTGTTCAAAGAATTCATGTTCTTTTTTACAGGCAGTCAATTTAGAACTAACTTTAATAAGAAACGTATTAAGTTTCTTAAGTTTTTTGGAAGATTCAGAATAGTCCCCAATTTGAGTGTTGAGTTGTTCTATAACATCATTAGTTTCTTTGATAACCAAGTGATGTTTGTTTTCCTCATCCAGTAACTCAGCAATTTTATTTTCTTTATTAGAAATATCTGCCTTGTTTTTCTTGTCAAGTTCTAACAAGTATGATTTTTGAAGACTAACTTTTTCTTTAAGGAGATCAATTTGATAATCAAACTCCTTAAGTTCATCATTATTCTCACGAATCTTATCTCGCAATAAGACATTCATCGTAGAGAAGATTTGAATATCCAAGATGTCTTCGATGATCTCACGACGTTGAGCAACAGGCAAACGCATGAATGGAACAAACGTAGAAGAACCAAGCACCACGATTTGCGTGAATGACTTATAGTTCATCTTAAGTATGTTTTGCTCAAGATTTTTCTGTTGATCTACTGTAGTGCTTTCTTGATTCCACAACTGGTCATTGCAGTAGATCTCAAAAATATTTGGTTTAATACCACGAACAACTTTATAATCATTGTTCCCAATACTAAACTCAATTTCAGTAATGCAATCTTTCTCGTTGATACTATTGATCAACATTGGTTTGTTGATCTTACGAAATGGTTTCCCAAACAAAGAAAAGGTAAGAGCATCTAGAATAGTACTCTTACCTGCTCCGTTGTCACCAACGATTAGATTAGTTTTGTTTTTACAAATATCAACTTCGGTGAAGACGTTCCCTGTGGAAAGGAAATTCTTCCATCGAATCTTTTTAAAGGTTATCATGCAAGAACGTCTTCAGGAGGAATCAATAGGTCATCAGGGGTTATTATAGCATACTTTTGATCTCTTTCAACACATGCGTTCACAATAATTTCCTTGTCAACCTCGGTAATGCTCAGTGGTATTTTCTTTTCAGTCAGGTCATGCATCATAATGTTGTACCTGTTTGCATCATCAAACTCTATAAACAAAGGAATCACCTGTTCACCTACATCATTCAGAAGAGAAAATACTCCAGTCTCTTTGCCCTCCAGAGTTAAGATAAACATTAGGCGATTTCGCAACTTTCAATATATAGAGATTTCATAAGATTTTTTAAATCATTTTTGTTTACGGACATTTCTACTTCATCAATATACTCACTCAGCAATGTCATGGTATCTTTCACCTCAACGTCTGCATCAGAATCATTTAGATCATCTTCTAAAAGTGTCTCAGCAATCTTTACATCATGAACTCCTACGTTGTAAAGACGATCAACCAATGTCTCGAACATGTGGTAATCTGTTTTTTGTTCAACAATGATTTTGATGTACTTGTCTTTATAACATGACACATCTTGTTTGTTGTAGTCCACACTGGTGTCGTCATAGAAGATTTTGTCAAAGATCTCATAGGGATTCGCGACAAACTTAAGTTTATCACTTTCAGTATCGTAGATATGGAAACCGCGAGAGTCTTTATAATCATTCCAGAACATCTGATAAGGGTTGCCAAGGTACTGAACGTTACCTTTTTTTGATTGGTGGTGATAGTGTCCAGACCAAACACGTTTAAAACGATGAAACAATTTGTGGTCCATACCATGATCCATCACCATACCTGCATTCATCTCAAATCCAGAGAGTTCTAGGTGACCACAACATACGTCTGCCTCACTAGTTTTTAGAAGTTTAAAGACTTTATCTTGATTTTCTTTATTAATCCAAGGAAGCATCAAGAATTTCTTACTGCCAAGTTTCAGATGCTTGGGTTCAGAATAGATGGTAATGTTATCGTATTGCTTGAGCAGCAACTCAGGTGAGTTAATTTTGTTTGTATTTTTATAGTAAACACAATGATTGCCAAGCAACATGTGTACTTTATAGTTCTTTAGTCTATCGAAATAATTAGTCGTAACTCGATTACATACATTATAATCCATAGACTTTCTGTTATCAAATGTGTCGCCAAGATCAATGATCGTGGTGATACCCTCTTTCTCAAGCGTTGGAAAAAATACATCGTCATAGAACTTCTGAAAGTAAGTCCAGAATGCCAAAGAACCCTTGCGTCCGTCTAGATGCTGGTCAGTAATTAATGCAATTTTCAAAGTTTGACACCCATAGCAACAGAAGTAACATACGTATAATCATCAAGTGTGCCATCTTGCAGACACTTAAGATGCCATCTAGTCATCTTAATAACTCCTTCCTCAGTAGCACCAGTAATAAAATTAGCACCAAGAGGATTTTTCAATACACTAGTGTAAAGACCAAACATAGTTTTCTTGACATAGAAAACGTCATCAATCCAGACTTGATCATCAGGAATATTTTTTTCAATTGTAGGATTAGGACCTAGACTAGTTGCTAATGTAGATTTCATCGATTCATTCTTGTTTCAATATTTTCTTTGATGCTACCCATGTCAGAATACGATGCGTTCATACCTGCCATATCACCCTCATAGCGTTCGGTATACATGACTTCCTGATAACCTGACTTCTCAAGAACACGCTGCTTAATCTCCAGTTGCTTCTTCTCCTTCTGTATGCGTCTCAGGAAGGCGTAGTAGATAATCTGGGTGAAGTATGCAAAAGGATTAGAACTCTTCTCTGGGTCGAAGTTATCGATGTACTGTAGGCAGTTCTCGATACCATCGCAGATCATGTCCTCACGAAACATGTAGTTAACAAAATTTGGTTTGTACGAGAGGTGTGTAGCGATCTTAAGAAAGCACTCTCCAATGTAGTTGGTAACACGCGGTCGGTCTTTACCATCCTCTAGTGCTTTATGTACCAGTCTACGGTACTCAGTGATAGCAGCCAGAAACTCTTTGTTGTTGACGTAGTATTCTTTGTTCTTAGTTCTGGTCATGCTTTTACTTGTTTCCTTGCATCTATTATAGGTGATTGCAAACAATCTGTCAAGGGGGCTTGACAAATCCTCAGAACCTCAGTAGGATGACTCTGTTAAGGGTTCAAAAGATAACTGTATCTATTAGCTTCTCTTGAATAGAGATTCAAGATTCTTCTTGACTTCCTCTACTGAACCTACGTAACCATTGTTTTTAAGTTTATTAGGTTCTACACTAACTTCACCTTTATCATCTTCTAGATTACCTAGATAGAATTTTTTGATTCTTTCATCCAATTCACTCATAGTAACTATTTGATTCATCTTTAATACAAACATGTCATCATAAGATGAATGTAACCATTCCTTTAAGACAAATCCTTCTACACGTTTACCATTCTTTTTTGAAGTATGAGTTTCAACTATCATTGGATTTTCTACTAGTAAAGAATCTTCTTCAGGTAAATAACATACCTTTGCAATAAGTTCTTCACCAGTAGATAATTTTATAGTTGAATAGAATTCTTCTTCCATATTATTTTCTTAGATCTATTTTTACTTTTTCATATTTGAAATTCTCTTCTTGATAGATCTTCACTCTTTCGTATAGATGTCTTAAAGTGTAATTAGATCTTGTTTCGTTAGAGATGTCATCAGCAATATCATAAAGTGTTGCTATGGTTTTTCCTTCTCCCTTCCTCAAGACTCTACCAATTGATTGTAGATTACGAACTCTAGATTTAGAAGGTGATGCGAAGATAATATTGTGTAAACGTTTAATGTTAATGCCTGTGGAGAAAGTTCCGTAAGAAGCAATAATCACTGCGTTGTTTTCTGTTTCAGCAATCTGACGCACTTCTTCTCTTGAGTCAACGTCAACTGAACCATGGACGAAGAATACTTTTCTATCGTCCGCTACCACATTATTTATCATCTCATACAATGGTTCACCATGTTTCTCGACATAGTTGAATAGAACCAATGTATTGCCATCTATATCTTTAACTAGATTCTTGATGAGGTTGTTTCTTTTTTTACATGTAACAAGATACTCCATCTCTGCATGGTAGTCCTCAAAGTATTGATACTCATGCTTACACATAAGAATTTTGATACGTAAGTTAGATAGATATCCTTTCTTGATTAGATCATCAGTCTTAGTAACTTTCTCACAAGAACCAAAGAGACCCTCTAATACCCACTTATGAGTCTTGCTACCATCTAGTGTACCTGTGAACCCAAAGCGGTACTTAGCGTTGTGTAGCTTGGTCATGATGCCTGTCAGACTCTTTGACTTAAATAGATGTGCTTCATCACCGATAACACAGTCAATGTCATCGAAGTATCTTTTGGGAAATTTATAGATTGATTGCCAGGTAGATATGACAACTGGTTTATCAGTATTCTTATCTTTGCCTGAATAAATGGTGTGGCAATATTCCTCTGCATTCCATCCATAGTCTTTAAAGTCTTTTACCATCTGTTCTACTAGAGATGTAGTAGGAACAATCAATAGTATTTTTTTCTTTGTAGCAACATAGTATCTAACGATACTATAGATCATCAATGACTTGCCAGATCCTGTGGGGGATACAAATAATCCTCTATTGTTTTTAAGTGCTTGATAAACTGTGCCATATTGATAGTCTCTAGGTTCATACTTAGAGATCTTATCCATAAAAACTTTTACGCCACCAGGGGATACAAAGTCATTAGACTCCTCTGCGTCTCCATACCATTCATTTTCTTCATACTCAATTGTGTAACGTCTTTCGTTTGCCCAAAGCTTGAGGTGATTTAACAACCCAGTATACAACTCGCCTGTACCTGGAGAGTACAGACGAATCATTCCATCCCAGTATTTGAACCTAGGTTGTCTCTTCAGAAACTTTGCTTCAGGTAGTTCAAAAGAAAAATAATCTGATAGTTCATGATGAATGTGAGGTTCTGATTGAAGAGTCAGATAAACCTCATTCTTCTTTTTAATAACAATGTCGGACATTAGGTTCCATTAATAAATCTTTCCCATTCAATCGCGTTTTTCACATGGTAGTTGCGAGCAGAAATTTGCTTTAGCACATGATCAAGATAATTTAACATCATCTCAATGTACTTAACCTTTGCTTCAATGTTGATGACTTCCTCATCAGCATCAAGATAGACTCTCATCTTTTCACTTGTTTTAATACTAGACCCAAAAGGTTTTTCGGCATACGTTTTAGCATCTGCTTCACCGCCGTAATACTCTCGTTTTTCTTTTATGATTTTTCTTAATTCAAATTCTAGACTAGTCTTTACCTGTGAAAGATCTGTGTAATGGTTTAAGTATTTATTATGTAAGAAAGGGATCTCTAATGAGATTTTTCCTAGGTCTGCTGAGTATGATTTGTTGCGGAACTCATGTTCTACGTAACTATCAGTCTTCCAGTCAGATTTAATTTTTTCAAAGAGATGATGTAGTTTGTCAAAATTCATACATTAGATCCTTAACGGATTATAAAATCAGTATACTTGAAAGCGACTTGTGCTGTGAAGTATTGTGTGTCAGTTTGTGTAGCGTCCATCGTGAGACCCGTCAAACTGATTGGGAACAAACGATTAAAATCAACAATGTGATTTATATTAAAATGTGAAGTGGTGATGTGCAATTGACCCTGAGAAAATTCTATCTCATCACTGCTGTGCTCCTCAGATCCTCCATTCTTTTTAATCCATTCATGTATACTCTTGTAGTTTACAAGATCTTCATCAACTATAAATTGAACAAGTAGATCACCATAGGTAACTCCACCACCAGGAGTGACAGGGAAGTTTCTAAAGCGGGTAGGAACCTCTGTGAAAGGCATGTTAATCTCAGGGATGCCTGCGCTTTGGCAGAAAAAATCTACCCCCTCAAAAAGTTCCAACTTAAGTTGGAAACCTAAAGGAGATAGATAGTTTCTATTTTTCGGTTGTTCTTTATACCAATTAGCAGGCATTGTATGTCAGCATCCCAAGCACTACTATTTAGTCGTAGGTCCAATCCTCAATTTCGTAAAATGGACAGGGTTCTTCCATTAACACTTCATTTTTTGCCTTCGCTATACGTGCTCTCAGACCCTCTATATCGTCTTCTAGAACATCATCAATAAAGTCTAGGTCTTTCACTCTCGGAACTCCTGTAGGATGTCTAGGACTTGGTTGAGAGCATTATGTGCTCCTTCTTTCTTTTCTTCTGAGGAACAATCAAATGTATTTGTCTCATCGTATAGTGCAGTCTTCAATTTATAAACTCTTGCTAGCATTTCATGTTTATGCATACGTCCTCTAGGCACTTTAATACTCCATCATACACATATTTAATAAAAAAGGAACCCCTTAGGATTCCTAGTAACACTTTATGTGTGGATGCTATCACATAAACATTCTCCTACAAATTTTTTTACATTCTGATTGCTTTAATGAATCGCATTCTATCAAACATTCATAATAATCATTAAGTTTTTCTTGCTCCGAGGTTGCTTGGTTAATAGTATCTTCAAAATGTCGCCACTCATCTAACTGAGCTCTTGACAAAAGATTGTGCATAAGGCACCTCGCATAATTCTTTAACTAATTATGTCAGGAAACTAAAACATTTAGTTAAAGTGTATCAACAGATAACAATTATTATTTTCTGTATATATTACTACACAATAATTGTAAAGATAAAAAAAGACCCCCCTTTCGGGAGGTCTGAAGAAACCTGAAGTGATGGATCACATAAGGTTGGTAACTTGTACACGTCTGTAGTACATGTTAGCGTTCGCAGAAAGCGTTTCGCCATCAGGGGTGCCGTTGTAAGCGCCGTTGGTGGTGACGAATGGGTTGGAAACCATGCCGTAACGAGTCTTGAAACCAATTTTTGGTTGGAAGTTGTTAGGGTCGATGGAACGAACCATTTGGAGGGGAACGTAGGGGCAGTAGAATAGTCCTGCGTCATAAGGGGAAGTGCCCTTATAACCAACTACGTAGTAGTGCTTATCGCTAAGGTTAGCAGCATAAGGATCAACGTAAACCTTGATGCGACCATTGATCGTACCAACGCTAAGGTTGCCAGTGTCATCTACGGTACCGATTGCAGGACCGCCAGCGCCAGTTAGACCGCTGCTGTAGTCAAGAACGCCTGCCATTGCCAAAGCACTTGCAACGTCTGCAGAACAGATGAGGAAGTTGCCTTTGCCACGACGAGTGTCTTGTGCAATCGCATTGCAATCGCGCTCGATTTGGAACAGAAGTCCTTTGAACTTCTCAACGGACCAACGACCATTGCTGTCAACGTCGAGGTCAAAGATACCAGCGTTAGCAACGTTGTTTGCAGCACCAGGCTTAGCAACGCTGTATACGCGACGGACGACTTCGCGGTTGATTTCTGCAAGGACTTCGCTAGACAAGATGTTAGCAAGTTCCTGCTCAGCATCAAGACCATGAATTGCCTTAAGGTCTTGTGCCAGTTCCAAGGTGTATTCTGCTTTGAGTGCTCTGGACTTTGCAGTCACAGAAGTCTTCTCAATGCTGAATGACATCTCGCGGAAGAGTTTGCCAGCATCGCCAGCTTGCTCTAGGTTCTCGCGAGAGAATCCTTGGGGAACCTCATAGGTGCCAGGTGAGGAATCGTTAAGCAGTGCAGGGTTGTTACCTTCTGCATCGCCACCAACGCCAGCGCCAGTTCTAGGGGTGTAAGCACCAGTAGTTGCATCGAGACCTGCAGTGAATCCTGCATCAGGCTCGTTGAACAATGCTTCTTCGCCGCCTTGGTTCTCGTAGCGTGAACGCATTGCGAAGATAAGTCCAGTAGGACCGCTCATGGGTTGAACGCCACAAACGTCATATGCCATCAAATTAGGCATTGCGCGGCGAACAAGACTGATCAGTACAGGATCGAAACCTGCAAGACCACCCGTGTTAGCAGATCCGAGAGCGGATCCAGCAGGAGAAACAGTACTAGCACCAAGGCTGTTGACTGCTACTTCGTTAAGCATTCCACGCTCTTCGCGTAGGAAGCGTTCTTGATTTTCCAGAAGGACCGAGGTCACTGCTTTCTTGTAACGATCAGCAATAGGACTTGCTGCTTCGTTGTTGAGAACAGGTGACCACTTCTCCTGGAGATGTTCTGCGTTAAACATTGTGTCTCCGAAATTTTTATTGAGAATTGTGGATAGAATTATTTAGTGAATCACTGATTCCAGCGGTTCATAGCGTTAATGTATTGCGCCATTGCAGGCGAAACATCATCTGCGCTACCTTCTACTGGGGTTTCATCAGCAACTTCTGCCTTAATGACAGAATCCTTAGTGAAATAGGACTCCTTGATAGTGGTGAGTTTCTTGGAGAATTCCTCCTCGGTTGTAAACTCTACACCATCAGCAAGAGATGCCAATTTTTCTTTCTGAGTGTCGGCAAGACCTTCAGCAATTGCGCTAACAATTACGGTCTTAGCAGACTCATTAAGACGATTTTGAAGTTCAATATTGCGCTTAACCTGTTCGTCAAGACGCGCTTCCATTTTACAAAGATCTTCAGACAGACCTTCGAGAACATCTACTTTCTCGTCAGGTACTGCGATATAATGCTCTTCAAAGAGATTCTTCAGACCAACGATGAAGTCTTCAGTAATCTCATTTCTGATGCCACGATCAACAGAGACTTGATTTTCTTCAAGCCACTTGGTGACCGCATAGTTCATAGTGCCGTTAACTTCTTCAGCGAGTTCCTTTTTAGAAACTTCAATTGCTTCGTTAACTTGTGCTGCAAAACCTTCTTCTAGTTTCGCCCACTCTTCGTTAAGACGAGAAGTTACAGCAGCTTCAAAGATTGTTTTTGCTTTAGCAGCAAAATCTTCGGTGAGTTCGGTGCCCTCAGTTAGAGCAGCAACGTCTGCACTCATGTCTACAGATTCAAACTTAGGTTTGATTGGATAGGTTACACTGCCACCCATCTTGGTTCCGTAAGCAATTTCTGCACCGAATGAAGGAGCAGTTCCATTAGGAAGATCGGTGTTGCTAGCGCCACGATTGGGTTCGCCAGAAATACCACCACCGATAGGAGCTGCTGCCTTAGCACCAGGATTCTCATCGCCATCCTCATCATGCTCATGAGGAGTTGTGGTTACACTATTAACTTCTTGTGGTGCTGCTTGTCCAATGGCAACGCCAGGTTGGATTGGTGCAGCATGTCCAGTTGCACTTTCGCCTGATGCTGCTTTAGCATTTACAGCAGTTTGGGATTGTCCAGTAGCAGCAGAATCACCAGGGAGCACAGCGGCAGTCACTGTAGGCATTGGGTCTTGACCCGCCTCAGCGAGGACAGCGGCGTGCTCACTGGCAAACTCCTCAAATTTTTCTTTAAGCATATCTGACATTTGAGTTTCCCCGTGTTCGTTGTTGATTTAATCTATAGTTTATTTAGGAATTTCTGAAATTAGAGCGCGGAAATTAAACGCTTAAATGCTTGGAGGGTTTTTTCTTCCAACTCGAAACGAGAAGAGTTATCAATTTCTGCTTTCATTTCAGCAATATGTTTCTCTTTAAGAAGTCCATTATCCCATACCCACTCCTTACCTTCCATGATGCCATTGACAAATGCATCAGGCGCGGAAGGATCAGCAACGATATCTGCCGCTGTAGCAAGCATAAAATCATCCATAACATAAGAAGCACTTTCCTGTCGGTCAATACTTCCCATGCCTCTAGATGACACACCCAACTTGACTCCTTCACCAAGCAAGGATTTGGCGATGTTACCCATGGGTGTCTCAAGGATTCTTGCCTTGCCCATGAAGTTTTTACCCTCTGCTTTCAATGATGTGATTCTATGAGAAACACGATCAAGGTTTACAGTAGGACCATCAGGGTGACCAAGTTCGCCAAGCGCACGTCCCTTTGTTACGTACTCTTCATTGTAACGACCTACTTCTTTCTCTAGTACAGAGAAAGGATAAATGCGTCCGTTGCGATTCTTGATTTCAGACTGCAAGAAAACACCTTCGATATATAGGTGTTGCTTACCATCCTGCTCCTCAGTGAGAATCTGGATATCTTCGATGTTTTCTGTTATTAGTCTCATTCTTCTTCTGGTGATGGTTCGTCAAAGAAAGTGTTTGCGACAACTTTTTTATAGTCGTCCATGTTTTGTGACGCTTTCGCGTACAAAATATCGGAGATTTTGTCTAGAGCATTTGCTCTTTTCTTATCTCCAATTAAATTTACGATGTCCAATACTTCAGACTCTAGTGGTTGATCACTCATATTAATGTGTTGAAGTCTAATTATTTATCACTTTTAGATGCGGAAGGTTTTGGAGCAGCTGCTAACTTCTTCATTTCTCTTTCTGTTGCAGCATCAGCTTCCGCAGATTGCAACTCTGGTTCAAACGCTTTGTTCTGTTGCTCCAAGTCTGAAAGCATGTTGACTTGAACAGGATCGATAGCGAGTCCTGTGTCAATATCAACCTTCATTTGCTTATCAATTTCCTTATATTCATTCTCAGTTTGCATAAGAATTTTACGACGGATGTATTCTGTGGAGAAATATTTTCCAACAAAAGGATCCATCTGAGTGGCAAGAGTGATGCGTTGCATCATCATCTCTTGTTCTTTCAGTTCATTGAAATGGTTATCAAACAGGAAGTCATATTGAATATGCTCTTCCATATCATCCCAATCCTCAGGGGTAATAATACCCTTAAGGATTAGTTGAGTCTTAAGAATATCATGAAACAACTGAGCAAAACGCTTGCGGAGACGACCAATAAACTTAGTAAATTTTAGTTCATCACGCAAAATCTCAGTAGACTTACCAAGATTAAAAGCTTTATTGTCGTCAGTAAGACGAGAAGGAGGGAGATTGAGAGAGTTGTAGAGTTTCTTTTTAAAATACTCAACATCTTTGAGTTCGCCAAGGTTTTGTCCGCCAGGAAGAGTAGTGATCTCAGTTCCACGTCCACCCTCTCTACGAGGCAACCAAAAATCTTCTAGCATACTCATATGCTTTTTATCATCACGGATCTCACCAGTCTGTCCATCGTACACAAGTTTGTTACGATAACGTGCCATGACATCACGTAGATACTGCTCTGCTTTTACCTTGGGAAGATTGCCAACGTCAATGTAAAAGATTCTACGTTCTGGTGCGCGTGATAGTCTGTAGATAACAAGAGAGTCTTCAATCATTCGTAGTTGATTGAGAGACTTGATCGCTTTGTGTAGGAAACTCAATGACATTTTTTTATTGAGATCCATTAACCCAGAGGTAGATTGCGCGATAGCATCAGCAGCAATTTTAATACCTTCTTGGTTGGTCCAATCCATTGCTCCAGTAACAGAAGGAGCTGAACCAGCAAACCCTTTGGGGTTGTACAAATAAAATTCAATGTAGTCGCCGTAGTCATACTGCAAAGCAGAACCTTTCTCTTGTTCTGTTCTGTTCTGATCGGTTCCTTTTAATTTCTGTCTGACCTTTCTTACTTTCAAGGAGTCCATGTAGCGTAACTCCAAGATCCCCTTTCTAGGTTTGTCTAGGTCAATAACTTTGTGGTAATGACACTTACCATCAACATACCAATTACGAATAATTTCGTGTGCGTTTGTGTTGAAGTCCATCATACGCAAAATATGATTAAACTCGTCACGAATTTTTTTCTTTACTCCAGCACCAACTTGTAAATTTTGTAGATCAACCTCTACGGGTTTATCATCACTATCATTAACGACAAACTCATTCACAATTTCATCGACGGCAGTATCCACTTCTGGGTGAAGGGACATGTCGCGATATCTGCGAATGAGTTCAAATTCGTTTCTTGAATTTTGACCACCAGACTGATCAACATACGTACCAAAATATCCACCAGCAACAGTGCTGACGTTTGCTTCATTGTTAGGAGGGACAGGGGACTGACCTTGCTGACCCTCCTTCTTATTAATAATAAAACCAAATAGTTGACTCATCAGATGAAAACAGATCTATTGCTATATCTATTTATCAACCTTGAACTAGGCGCTGATCGCCAACTCCATCCTTGTTACCAGATGCTCCGTTCTGAGTTTCGCCAGCAACTGCTTTCCAGTAAGAATACTGGAACTCAACTGTGAACTCTTCGATCTGATCATTGCTGTCATAAGCAAGATCAATCTGGGAAACATTGGTTGGGAATGCATAGTGGAGATCATACTGACGAAGGATTTCGCCAGACTCGGATGCATTCTTTTCAAGTTGCTTAACTTTAAGCATTCTGGAATAACCACCATCGGTCATACCAGGTGTGAAGAGTGGAGCGTTGTTAGATTCGTGTGAGTTGATTGTTGCCAACCATTGCTCGAAGTATGAACGAATCTTCATTTCTTTGTCATTGACAAAGGTTGCGGTCCATGTGTCGAAGGTGCGGTCACCTGCGATCTTAACTGTTCTGCCACGGAAAGGAACTTCGATTACACCCAAGTTGGATGCAGGAAGTGCTGCTGATTTGCAGAGCAAGTTAATCATGTCAGCATCGCCATCTGCCCCAGAGACTTCTCCAGGGAATGCGATATCAACAATGAACATATTAGGCTTAACGCCTTGTCCAATGTCAGTGATAAAATTGCTTAACTTAGTTGCCATTTGTTTCTTTTAACCTCTATTGATTGTTATGTATATGGAACTTTATATCAGCGACCTACAACTTCACTGAAGGAAACTCCAGTCTTCGTTGCAGTAAATGTGACTGTGATGAAGTTGATAGAACGAGTTGGTTTTACATAAATTTCAGCAACAAATTCGTTACGATCGATAACGTCAGCAGTATTGTTTGACTCATCACAAACAACTAGGAAATCGGTAACACCTCTACGTGCCTGAACTTCTGCTAGGTAGGAGTTTAATGCACTAGCGAAACCTGCTCTTGTGGTGGCATCGTTCTGCTCGAACAATACTCCTTCAGCAAGTCTGCGAGCTCTCTTCTCAAGATTGAGGAAGAGACGGCGAACGTTGATACGATCGAATGCAGAAGGTGCTGAGAGTGCAGTCTTGTCACCGAACAAAGTAATACCTTGTCCTTTGAGTGATGTGATTGGGTTGATGCGATTCTGATACAACTCGTCTCTGTCTGCCTTGTTAGGGTTGTAAGCAAGTTTAACAGCGTTAAGAATGCCACCACGATTCAAACCAGCAGGTGAGTACCAGTCTTCTTGTACGTTAGAAGTAGCTACACATAGACCTGCAGTGTCTCCATTGCAAGGGATGTAACGATACTTGTCGCTGAAACGATCATAGACATACTTGTAACCGCTATCAAATACAGCATAAGAAGTAGAAGTCAAACCACTGAAGAAGTCCAGAGTATTTTCTTTCTGCTGAATTGATGTTAGTGAATTACCACCAGTGCTTGCAATTTGGTCTCCTTTGAAAGGAGAAACAAATGCGATGCAATCTTTTCTTCCTGCAGCAATTGCAATTACTTTTGTTGCTTTTGCTTGAGTATCGCTCTTAGTTGACATGGATCCACCCATGAGAACGAAGTCGATATCAGTTTCTTCTGTGTCAACGAAGAGATCCATTGCAGCTGCAAACTGACCAGAGGTATAACCACTGCCATCAGCACCATTTTGTAGTTGACCAGATTCAGCACCTACTCTTGCCATTGCTCCAGATACTGAAGCAGTTGCTTGATCCCACGCTTCGCCAGTCATGTTAGCATTTGTGGAAACCGATGTTCCATGGAACAACTGAGTTGAGATGCTGTTGATAACTGACTTATAATAGATGTTAGCGTTCTCTTCGCTAGTAGCATCAGTCAGTTTACTGAGGAAGGTGAACTTCTCTACGATAGTATTTGCAGTACCAGTAACTGCACCAGTGGTATCAATAACTGCAAAGTGTAGAGCATCACCAGAAATGCCATTATCCAAAGCATGTTGTGTGGATACAGGACGAGGACCGATGTCACTAAGTCTGACTCCAGTAGAACCAACTTCGGTGTTTAGATACCAGTCTTTTACAGATGTCAGAGCAACTGTTGCTCCACCATCAGTTAGTGTTGCTGCGGATGTCAATGCTGCGCTTGCCTTGACAACTAGTGCATTTTGTGTTCCTGCTACAACTGTAGCATTTGTTCCGTTACTGAATGCTAGGGAATCACCAACAGCGATTGTTACATTAGCAGGTGCAGTTGCGAGATCCAAAATGTAATCGGGACCTGCGTCAACCAAAACTCCCATCAAAGAGTTTCCGTGTACTCCTGCTGTACGTGCAGCAAAAGTTTCTGAGGTGCCAGCACCAGCTTGCCATTGCAAGTCATTGGCGATCAGTACACCACTGCCAGTAGTTGCGTTTAGAAGTCCAGTGCTAGCAGCACGAACAACAGCGAGTCTACCGCCATAGTTCAGAAACTCGTTAGCAACCAACCAATCTTCTGAATTGTCTTCGTTTGGCGTTCCGAATACAGAAATTAGTTCTTTTTGTGAATTGATATTTACGATATCACCGATCGGTCCCTTAGTAAAAGATGAGGCGTGAGCAGCACGAATCTGCAGAACACCCGTCACAACAGCATTGGTAAGGTCACGCTCTTTGATCATTACTCCAGGCGAGACTTGACTTGCCATATTTTTCTCCTTGGTATGTCCAAATTTAATCTAAAACTATTTAGATTTTTGAATGTCTTGAGTGGGGAAACAATGCATGAACACACTACCAGTCTGGATATAGATCTGTTACAGGTCTACCTTTTTGTCTTGTCTTCAGTACACGATCTATCGTGCAATTTTTACATTCATATGAGTATGATGAAGGAAGATCTCCCCTTACTCTCCTTATCAAATAGTAATCATCTAACAAACTTTTAGTTTTATTGCATGTCCTACATTTCCTTTCTTTCAGGAGTAGATGTTCAAGTTTAAATTGATCATCTAAATTCATTATCTGTAATCCCACATGTAACCAACATCTTCTTGTGTATCACCATACCACACGGCACCATCAGTAACGAATCCTTCATCTCCTTCTAATCCTGTTGTAATAAATCCGAATGGTGCCATGTCCTGTTCAATTTGATTTTTCTGTTCTTGATAAATGCGTTGACGAACATCATTGTCTGTTAGTTCTTTAAAATAATCTTGCTGTACTAACCACGCAAAGATAACCATACACATTACCAAGTCATCATGGAATCCTTCATCAGCTTCAAAGGATTGTTTCTTCTGAATGAACGTGGTAAGTTCATTAATAATTTCATAGTCATTGAAAGTGAGTTTGTCATCTTCAATAATCTGTTTGAGGTTAGCACATCCAACTTTCTTTACAGTAACACTCATCTTAACACCTAGTTGTGTCTTGTTACCAGAGAATCCCTGTCCAACAATCTGACCAGCACGTCCTCTCATAGCACACATAAGGACGTTTGGATATTCTAGATCATAGTTAAGAACAGATGCTACCGAATCTCCAACGTCATTCACTTCACATAGAACCCATGCATTATTATATGCTCTGGCAACGTCATTAATAACGTTAGGGAACAACATGGGTTTGATTTCATTATTTCTATACTTTCCTACTACCCTGTAGGGAACTGTTGTAATGTCAAAAACAATAAAAGCACTATAATCTCCACCAATACCCCTACTAACATCAACAGTAAGAAGGTATTCAGACTTGTCCTTTGGTTTCTCATATATGTCAAGTCCTTTACTTTGTGAAATAGGATCGTCAAATGCTAATGCTTTCAACTTAGAAGCAGAAATTAACGTATCAACAGATCCCAGAAACTCGCACTCGAATTCTTGTGTGAACTGACGTTGAGATGTGTTCTTAATAGTTTCTTCTTTCCACTTGGCGTCCCTTCCAGGAACCTGCGACCAGTGGACTTCATGATATGTGTAATCGTTTCTACCATTAACAGCATCCTGCCACATCTTATAGAAGTGGTTCATACCCTGTGGGGTAGAGATGATAATTACTTTCGTTGATTTACCAGAAGTGATAGTAGGATAAACAGAGGCAAAGAACGAGTCAGCAATGTGATTCGGGACGAAAGCGAACTCGTCGAGAAAGATGATGTTAAACGACATGCCTCGGACAGCAGATGCAGATGTAGAAGCTGCCAATATTTTACTGCCATTTTCTAACTCGATGTTACCTTTGTTCCATACTACCACACCCTGTTGAATCCACTTAGGTAGGTTCTCATATGCTGTAGCTAATCTTGCTAAAAGATCTCTCGCAGTAGATGCTTTGTTTGCTAGAATGCCTACGTTAACACTATCATTAAAAATTAGGTAGTGCAAAAGATAAGACACAACAGTAGTAGACTTACCTGTTTGTCTTGGTAGTTTTGCAATGTTGAATCTGCTTTTATGAAACTTCCTAATCAACTCTTCTTGGAAGTCCCACATTTTAAATGGCACCAGACCTTCATCAAGTGAAACGATCTGGACATAAGTCTTGGTGAAATATATCGGATCGTTCTTACACTTAATAAATTCTTTAACCTGTTCAGGTGTGAAGTCAATCTTGACGTTTGCTTTTTTTAGTAGCGGATTGCCAAGATAAATCTGATCGGATGCCATAAGAAACTAGTTCACCACTACTATTTATCTTCCTTCTCTTTATCCATTTTGTCTAGGAAAGAAAGTCTATCTTCCCAAGTATCACCACCTTCCATTCCTTTTACAGGATTGATACAAGTATTATCTCCTAGTTTGTTACAAACAAGACCTGCTAGATCTGCTTCATTACCTACAGCACCTGTAGCCCAACGGTGTTGACCGTTCATCCATGTAGCACCACATTTAGGACATTCTTTTCTCTCGATTTTGAGATCCGACAGTTCCTTATCGTTGGTCATCTTTCTTTAATTCCTTTATGAGTTTGTTGTAATCAGGTAGATCCTTTATAAGTTGTTGTTCTAATTTACGTCTCATCAAAAACATTCTGAATTTAATCCACTGATATCTGATCACAAGATCAACATAAGCGAATAAGCGCATAGTTTCTTCCATGCCAGCATACGCTACCATGAGGACAATGAGAGTGATAATTACATATATGCCAAGCATGATAATATTCCACTACAAACATTATAGTGTATGTAGTGAAAAATATTGTATCAGTTAGTTACGATTTGTGTCCTTATCTTGAAATGCTTTCTTTCCAGCAACTACTTTAGACCACGGAGCATACAATGGTCCATCGTAATCTTTTTTGATAGGTTTCTTCTCAGTCATGATTAACAATTCCAAGCTCTCAATGATTTTGACAGGCGATCATCACCTGTGTTATTAGATTTTTTCTGCCTCTTCCTCATGCCTTTCATTCGAGCACAGAATGATGCCCTACGGGGGTTTCCAACTTTTTTGCTTGGTGCTTTGAGGTCAGATCCTGGATTTTCTTTTTCATAAGACTTTCGTCCTTTTTCGTTGAGTCCTCCAGACTTTTTCTTTCCTGACTTTTTGGTCCAGGCTGCTGCTTCGGTGATGTCAATACGTAGTTGTTTAAAAGACTTCATATTTATTCCGACTCGTCTTGTTTATTTATTTGCTTAAGCATTTTTTGAAGGTCTGCTGTACTACCAACAAATAAATTGTTTGTGGTCTTACTATTTACAGAATTTTTTGTAGGTGCTTCGAGATCCTTCATCTTCTTCTGTAGATCTAGGAGTTTATCAGTAGCGTCTGCTACCTGCTTCATGGCGTTCACAGCGACTTCATACGCTCTAGGGTGCCCTGACTCCTGAGCAACCTCTAACGCCCCGTCTAGCGCCTCTCTACCCTTGTCTATGAGTGAGTATAAAGACCCTCTGGTATATTCATAATCTTTTGTCTGGTCGTCTTTATCTGATGTCGGTGGTACTGGTTTAGATGGTTCGATAGCAGTAGATTCAATTTCAATGTCAAATAGATCTTCCATATTATCCTCAAGTTTGCTCATAGTAGTTCAATGCCTTCATTAAATCCAAAGTCATCTGAAGATGTTAGTAGTGCATCATCCAGAGCATCAATGTTTCCATCGCTGTTCTTATCTTCTAGTGCTCTAGGTGTGTAAGTAACTTTGGTAGTTCTATTTGGTACAGAAGTTCCAAGTCCTTCATATACAATTGCTTTCTTAATAACACTTGCTTGATCGAATGGTCCGTAGATATAAGACTTAGCAGTAAACGATAAAGACCATGTGATATATCTACGCTCAAGAAAATTGTCATCCCATTCATCATCATAACTGACATTGTTTAATGTAATAGCAACATCTCTTTTCTCATCCATGTCTGGAATCATGTTGAGAGTGATATTAAACGATGGTTGGAAGTAGGGAAGAATTTGCTCAAGAATTTGTAGTCCATCATCCTGAGACTTAGCAATGATACCAAGTTCAAAATCAATGTTATAAGGAACAGGAACATATTGTTCTTTTACTTCTGTGCCATCACTTTGAATGATGGTTCTATATTTTTGAATAGGAGATGTTTTACGAGGAGAATCATAATCAATACCAGTCATTTCAAAATAAAGACGTGGTAGCGTGATAGCAATTTTTCTATCAACATCTGGATTTTGTTCTAGACGTGTCAAAAATTTCTGCTTAGGTCCATAAGCAAGTGGAACTTTTTCTTCCTCAAGCACAGTAGTACCATCGGAAGGATCAACTTTTTTTAATGTGATGTTGTTGAATAGTGTTCCAAACCCAACAATATTTCTACGAATAATTTCGTTGTAAAAATGTGACCCAAACATTAGATACTACCTGTAAAGTTACCTGATTCACCGAAAGGGTTACCCTCAGTCCAATCAATTATGTCATCAGCAGCGGTCTCAATGACTCTATTCTGATCATATTCGCTGTTGGTATTATTTAGAGTATCAAACGTTCCTACTACATGAACAGCACCACTATCATTTCCAACCATAGCTTCGCCTGTAGCAAATGTCCCCGTTCTGTTGATGACTTGTAAAATCCTTGTGGCGTCATCCCACGATTTCACTTCTCGTTCTGTACTTGTAGTTGATCCTGTGATTGTTTCACCGATAGTGAAATCACCAGAACCGCCTACTGCCATAGTAAGGGCAATTGCATTACTTAGTAGTGTTTCAATTACGTCAATCTCAGCAACTCCAGTGGAGATGTCATCACTACCATACTCATAAATTTCAGCAGTCATTGTATAGTAGTAAACCTTACCTAACTGGTAAAAAGGATCTTCTCTTTCTACAAATTTAATTTCGTAGAGATCTTTAGTCAATGGGAAGTAAAGGAGATCTCCTTCATTAGGTCTTCCATCAACAGTTAGTGTTGGATTATGTTCAGTTACTTCTTCATCCCATCTTCTTTGTGACACAGAAAATCTAACTTCGTCTGTAATACGAAGTCCAAATTTACTAATAAATTCTGATGGAGATCCAAAACCTTCTACGTTTTGCAGCATCATTTCAATTTGAAACTGCTCTGTATATTTGTTGTAGATAATATCATCTAGAGTGTTATCTCTAAGAATAGTTCTAGGCATGTAATAGATATCCGTGCCGAACAATTTAATTTGTTCGTCCACAAGATCCTGGACGAGACCTTGCTCGCCACTAGTACCGCCGTAGTAACTTGGAAAATAGGAACTGGTAGGCATTTTATCCGATCATATCCATTGGTGGTAGTGAATAATCTGTCATCATTCTAGATTCCAACTCACGAACTTCTCTGTTTCCGTCTTCCCATAGTTGGCGACCATTAAGATTAATGCCACCAGGAAGTGAAACGTTGTTATATTTAATCAAGTTTTGACCCCACTGCCTCTTCATGAGAGCAGTAGCATATCTCTTTACAAAACTATCATTATAAACTTGAGTATGTACATCTGGATCCAGGTATCTATAGCAATCAATAAGTAAATATTGATCTTCTATAATTCTAGATTTATCAATATCTACGTACAACCTATCTTGTCTTTTATTAAATCTATATTCAACAAACGCACCTGTATTGATAACCATATCAATGGTCTCAAAGTGTTGCTTGATCATATAGTAATTTGTCAGATCAAAATTACCAAAACTAAATGCCGAACCTGAAGAGAATGAGAACAGGTCCATCAAATAGTATTGATTGCTCATACCAAAAAGGTTATTCCTCAAGAAATTTGAAGAGACTCCAAAAACTTTTTGAATACCTATAACAAGTTCAGGAACCTCAATGTAGTTACTCCTGTTCTCCCATCCAGTTCCATCAGGTGATGAGGACGCAGCATCAGTCTCAGTGAAACGAGTTACCTCCGCAGCAGTAAACTGATGCTTTAGATACATCCTTTCGACACCATCAAAATGGTATTCGTGATAATATTGCAACGCCTGATCTATGATGTCATCCTTTTGGGTGGCATCCATATTGATTTGCAGGACAGGCGCACCTAATTGGCGTTCACAATATGCAATTAGTTCTGCTTTAGTTGTTGGTGTAGCCATGCACCTAGATACAAAAAATCCCTACTTCTATTTAGGAAGCAGGGATTTGTGTTACTCAGATTCTTCTTCGGAAGGAGTTTCCTCTTTGGGGTTGAGCAAATCTAGAGTTTCAATACCACCAATTAGTTTCAATTTGTATTCTTTTGCTTTGGCAAGGTTTGCTTCTAGTTCAGAAATTTGCTTATCTGTACTAGCAATTTGCTCATCAAAATTCTTTCTCAGTTGTTCAGTGTCCATTGTAGTAATATAAAATGATGTACTTTATTATTTAGTTTTCTTTTTCAGAACAGAAAATTTTATCCAATTCCAAAGAATTACCTGTAATACTAATAACAGGCAATCCCTGACTATCAGCAAGTCTATTGATAGAGTAAGTTAAATCGCTTGCAGCAATTTTTTTTAAAGTTTCGCATTTGTCAATATCTTCTTGACGTGGTGCAGATAGTCTGAGATTTTCTCTCATCTCGTCAACCCAATCAGAAGTTACACCAGGACCAAAAGGTTCCTCACTTTCAATATCATTGATGAGTGTTACAAAAACTTCTCTTTGTGCTTCAGATAATGAAGCCATGTACGTTAAATCTAATGCCATTTTATGATTTCCTATATCGAATAATACAAACTCCAGATCCACCTGGAGCACCTACAGCACCGCTACGTGGGGCGTTATAACCGCCACCACCGCCACCGCCACCGCGATTAGTTGCGCCAGCTTCAGCACTATTAGGTGTGGGACTACCGAAATTGACTGGAGCACCTGTTGCTCGTCCACCATCTCCCCCACCATAGTCACCTGCTTTTGTGCCACGACGGCGACCTGTGCCTCGGACACCGCCACCACCACCGCCAGCATAACCAACCATTGATCCAGTGATATCAAAGTATCCTCCGTGACCACCTTCACCCCCAGTATCTCTGGGAGCTCCACCAGTGCCGCCATTAGTACCAAATCCACCACCACCTGCTCCTGTGTCTCCATCACCACGATTGCCGCCAGCGTTTCCTTGAACTCCTTGGCATTCATTAGTTGATGTTTCAATTGCCTCCCAACTTTGAGCACCTCTAGCAAGTGCGTCACCATCAGCCATGGCCTCGTTATTACTAAGGTATACATCCCTAATATTATGTGCTTTATCTGTTGCTTGAGGTCCAAAGTTTTTACCAATTGCGTTTCCACCTCTTCTAGAGACGCTAGCAGATCCACCTCCAGAACCACCTTGACCAGCAATTCTATTTGGAGAACTTCCGCCATGAGCACAACCTCCACCACCACCTACTGCTTCATAACTAAATCCAGCATTATCAGTAAATGTAGATGGAGTTCCTGCGCGACCTTCTTGCTGTGAACTATTCCACCCAGTTCCTCCTGCTCCACCACCACCGATAGAAATATTATAAGTACCTGGTGCTAGATAAAGTTCTCTTCTGTAAATTACACCACCAGCACCACCACCACCACCGATGACGCCACCACCACCGCCTCCTCCAGCGATTAGTAGGAATTCTACACCACCATCTTGATTACTTTGGTTGACTGTTAGAGTTCCATCTCCAGTGAATCTATAAACTCTGTAACCACTATAGTCACCAGTTAAATCAGAAGTAACTACGCTACCAGTTGCACTAATATCATAATTCTGTTGACCAAAACTCTTCCATTGAGATCCAGTCCATACCTGTAATTTATTTTCGGTACTATTAAATATCATGAATCCTGTGGCAGGATTCACGGGTCTGTTAGAACTATTATAAAGGGGTAAGTTAAATTCCGTAGATACGTTTAAATCACCAACATTAATTTCGGACATGTTCTGTCAAGACTTTTTGCTATACTCTATTTATAGTATTACATCTATCATGTGCATGTTCTAGATGAGGACCATCTCTACGCACGTAGTGCATGAACATTTGATGATAGTATGATTTTGAATTTCCTTCCATTGGTTCTCTCCAATGAGGTCGTTCGCATCCTTTGTAAATTACCCCATCACCAGGATTTGTAATCAATGGGATATCATCTCCATCTGGAGTTGTAAACCATATTGGCCAATCATAATCTAAATTATGCGAGCAATTAATAGAGATGCTCACCTCGCATGCAGGTCTATCTACATGTTTTTCTAGTAATTGTTTTTTAAAATAAAATCTGTCGTAAAAATATGTTGGATACAGAGGATCATTAATTACATTTTCTATTTTAGATTTTACATCAAAATGCAATTGTCTAAATTTTGGGTGATTATATCTAGACAAACTACCACTAACTTGCCCTTCGTCAGGGATATGGATAACATTTCCTCTGGACTCGTAAGTATATTGTCCTCGTTCCCAAGGAATAGGTTCAAATAAAAATACAGGATTTATAATATTTTTTACTACAATAACAGACCAATCATTCCAATTCATACTCATCTCCACTGAGGTCCAGTTACCCAAGCAACTAAAGATCGTCTTTCGCCAGACAATACTTTTTTAGCTCTATGGGGAAGTCTACTATCAAAAATAATAATAGTTCCTTTTGTTTTTGGTGCAAAAAAAGTTCTGTTTTGATCTTCCATCATTTGAAATTCTCCACCAGTATAATCTTCATGTGAAGATAACTGGACAACCACAGACAATTTTCTAATCTGTTTAGTATTTCTATCAATAAAAGAATCAACTGGATGCTTAGGATCAGGAGAAACTATACTTCCTACTCCATCGTCTTTATGCCATCCATAATATTGACCAGTTTTGTATCTAGTATATTGTATTGAATTATGATCAAATTCTTTAATGTCGTAACCAAAATTGCTATCGTTTGCTAGAGTAACATAATGCCACAACAATCCACCAATCCAATGGGTATCAGGAATCCATTGATTTGAACTATCTCTAACTGCTAATGCTAATCCACCTTTAGTTTCTGAGTCAATAAAATTATCAGATCTTTCTAAAGTTAATACTAGTGGATCAATTAACTCATCTGGTAAATGTGATTGATACCACATCGCTTCATATGCCATAATTAATTAACCTCATATCCATATTTATCTGCTAGGTGTTCATACAATGTCGGAGCAATATCTGTAATATGTTGCCACCATTGTTTTCTTCTGGAGAATCGTAACGCAGCTTCTTGTGCTACTTTTTTATAGTCCACATCATTTTGATATGTCCATGCACAAATTGTTGATTCATCTGCAATTGGGTAATGCATACCTGTAGCAATATAAGGTTGCCCTCCATTACAAAATTTATCATCAATCATTTTTGCTACTGCTAGATGTCTAAAATCTGTTTGCATCTGAGGAATTCTTAAAATTTCTTCACGTAGATTAGATCTCTCTGTAATATCTCTCCAATAAGGACTATCGTTTCTAGAACTAAGTTTATAGTGAAGACCCACAAAAGTAGCAAATGTATCAAATATATCACGCACAGACATGTTAAAAATGTCTCTGTCTAATTGGTTTACAAAAGGTTTAGAAATAGATTTTGTTAGTTTGAGTAGAAACTCATGTACAGTAAATAATCCATTGCTTTCTAAAGGTTCAATAAAACCTCCTGCTAAACCAATACCAACTACATTTTTACTCCATACATTTTTATGGATTCCAATACGCATTTTGATATCTCTAAACTCAAGATCATCTCTTCCTATGTGTTCTTGAAATTCTTTTAACGCATCTTCTGGTGTGATGTGATCATCACTATACACATAACCTGTACCAATTCTACTCCACAAAGGAATATTCCACACCCAACCAGATGATAAAGCAGTTCCATTAGTAAATGGTTCTAATTGTTTTTCTTTATCTGTATAAGGTAATCTAGTTGCCCATGCTCTGTTGTTGGGAACAACATCTCTATAAGAAACAAACTCCTCATTTAAAGCACCTGCTAAGAGCATACTTTTAAATCCTGTGCAATCAAGATACATGTCAGCAGAATGCTCTGTACCATCTTCAAGAATTAATGATTCTACTCCATCTGCACCTACGATAGCATTCTTTACAGAAGATGAAATAAGTTCTACACCTCTAGGAAGGCAATAGTTATTTTTCAACCATTGCCCAAATTTAACAGCATCAAAATGATAAGCAGCATCTTTTGCAAAATTAAAATTATCTAAGTGACCACTCTCATTTTTATCAATTTTATTTTGCTCTGCTAAAAGGGTTATAGGATTATAACATCTAGCAAAATCTTGTACAGGAATACCAGGAGAAAAATGTTTTAATACTTGCCAATCATTAAACCCAAGGTCAGTTCCATCTAGCATTGGCGGTCCAAATGGGTAATGATAACCACCATCTCCCTTCGCATAAAAATCTGTAAATTTAATACTTAGTTTATAAGAAGCATCACACTCCTTCATAAAATCATCTTCACGAATTCCTAGCAGAGCTAACCACTGATTGATATGTCCTAGTGTACTTTCACCAACTCCTACGATTGGGTAGTCTGGACTTTCTATGATAGTAATTTTTCTGTTAGGGAAAAACCTAATCATTGTAGCGGCAGACATCCATCCAGCACTACCGCCACCAACTATAGTAATTGAATTAATTTCATTAGACATTTTTGTACACCTTAATATTGCATGAAATAGTTACTCGTTCTTTGTTTGATTTTCCTACGGTAGGAACTTCGTGTTTGACGTGTCCTGGAAAAATCATATAATCATCTTCTTCGGTATCAATTGACCATGTATCTTGCATGTAACTAAAAAATGGATTCTTATTATCAAACGAATTATATAGATCTTTCTGTAACCACCTAGTTTGATCTGATGAACTAAATGGATTGTTAAAGCACGTAGAAGGGTGATTAAATTTATCAAATTGTACAAATAACACAGAACTAAAAGAGTCGCAACCATGACCATGACTGGTGAGGAAGTAACCTTCTGTAGATACTGTGTAATTAGTTATTTGAAAAAAATAATTGATGCTGGAATTTAATCCAAGGTGAGAAAGAAATTCTCTAACCTTCGAGTCTATAACAGAAGTCAATCCAGAGTCTTCGTAACTGATAGATTTAAATTTTTTGTCTGCCTCATCATTATTGGAGTGATGCCAGTTACTCTTCATAGTAGTTGGCATCACCTTATCCCAAGTATTTCTTTTGGGATCTACATTAAAATTGTACAACATCTCATTAAGAATGAGATCTTTATCATAATCATTTTTAGTTATTTTTGTTTTCCATACTGGTATAGAAAACACATTATATAATTCACTCATAGTTAAAAATAATGTTGCTTCTGAATTCAGAATCAGTGCATGTCGTACTACAATGAGGTTTTGCTGGATTGAAAAATAATGCTCTGTTTGATATAGAACGAATGCCTACAGCATTCTCATCATCTTCTTTTAATAACGTTGACCCATCATTAGTATTTAGGTAGACTATACAACCTCTATGATCCCAGAGCATATCTGTATGCCAGTCGTGGCGCACGATCTCAGTAGTTTTGGGAAATAAATTTAATTGAACTCTTAACAATTTTTCAGTTTTAATTTTTTCTATAATAGGAGAAAGATGCTCGTAGTAATCACTGCACACCTCACCAGCAAAGAAAAAATTGTGAGTAAAATAAATCCCGTCGTCTGAAGACGCCGACGCTACTCGGTGCTTCAAATACAACGGGAAATAAGGATTGTTTATTGTTTGTTTAGTTAGTTGTTCAAACTCTTCACTATTGAGGAAATTTTCCTCTACATTGTAAAACATATATTAGATTGTATGACGAACACGAACGATGCCAGGACCACCAGCAGCTCCTTGACCATTACCACCACCATTATACCAGCCGCCTCCGCCGCCACCACCAGTGTTAACTTGTCCTGGTTCACCCCAACCTTGTCCACCGCCACCTGCATATTGCGATGATCTAGATCCACCACGACCACCGCCACCAGGAGCAGCAGGAGTTGTGATTGGAGCATTACCATAGTTTTCGTGACTTCCTCCGCCACCTCCACCACCAACAGTTAGTCCCATATAAGTGATTCCATCACCTCCAACTCTTCCATTAACTGTGTTGTTGGGGTTAGCACCACCGCCGCCACCGCCAGTATGAGTACCAGAGTGTGTTCCAGAAACATTATTGCCGTTTCTATAACCAGGATTTCCGTGAGTAACACCACCACCAGGAGCAGTACCTTGAGTTGCTTCTCCTCTTTGTGGTTGTCTAGGACCAGGACCAGATGCGCCGCCACCAGAACCACCTGGTTCTCCAGTTTCTCTAGCATTAGGACCCCATGATCCAGCAGAACCACCACCAAATGCAGTATGCGTTCCAAACTTAGAAGGAGATCCACTAGTTCCTTTGTTGGCAGGATGTCCAGCTAGAGGTGTCTGTCCACCTGCTCCCACTTTTACATCATAAGAACCAACTGTGATTGGATAAGATCCGTGGTAGCAAACGCCACCGCCGCCGCCTCCTCCACCAATAGTTCCGCCACAACCACCACCTGCTGCCACAAGAACTTCGGCAGTAGCACCACCAGCAGCTCCCGTTACATTAAAATTATACTCTCCAACATTGTACCATGTGTGAACTTTATATCCACCAGAGAATGTAATCTCACCACCAGTAGCAGTAATCAAACCACTACCTGCAGAACCCGCACTAATCCATTGTGATCCATCGGATATTTGAATAGTATCCGAAGTCGAATCATAGATAGTCCTGCCAGCACTATGTGATGGTCGGTTATCTGGACTTGATGTATATGAAGGAAGTGTCAGTCCGTTAGACAGAGTTACAGTTCCTACGTTTAGACTAGACATATTTCAATCTGCTTATAAGTTCTTTGCTTTATCTATTTATCACATAATTACCCAGTTACCTACGACATCAACTACAACGCCTGGTTGAATTGTAATCGGACCAATGGACATTGCGTTAGCATTTGCAGGAATAGTTACATCTTCTGCCAATGTGTTAGCAGAGTTTTTGATGATGCCTGTGGTGTCAATCCATTGGGGGGTGTCTCTAATATACATGACACCATTTAGTCCAAGGTGTCCATCATTACCACCACCACCAATTTGTAGATCATAATCTGGGTCACCAGTAAATCCATTAACAGAGGAATCTGGGTTAATCCATACCTTAGACTCTCTGTAGATATCCAGTTCATTTGCAGATTCTGTCCATCTGGAAGTAACGAACTCAGCGTTGTTCTGGAAGACCAGACCATTGATGTTGATATCGCCTTGGATGTTCAGTTGATATTCTCTCTGGACCTGTGGATCTACTGTAGTATCAGTACCACCAAATAGGAGAGTGTTGATTGCAACTCTGTTCTCAGAACCTTGGATTGCAAGTGCTGGTGTACTCTTCCAAGTTAAACCTCCTGCAACGGCACCATCACTAGGTGTGATTTCAAAAGTATCTGATTGTAGTAGTTGATTACCAACACGGAAGTTACTTAGATAGTTACCAGGAGTTCCAGAAGATGCACCAGTTGCACCTGCGTAAATTACAGGAGCACCAGCATTACTATCTGCACGACCAACTTGAACTGCTGTCTTAACTCTTGCTGATCCATTTACATCCAACTCATAGGCATCGTTGGCAGTCATCTGTACACCCAGATTGCCGTTACCAGTAATCGTTAGAGCGTCAGTAAATGCACCAGTGCTGAAATGCATTGCAACTTGTGTTGTCAGCGAATTGTATAGTTGTTTAAAGTATACATCACCAACAGAGTTGTCATACTTCAGTTCAAGACCTTCATCAGTAGTGCCATCCTGACCCAGCAATTGAATTATTGAATCGCGTTGATTTGGACCACCACCAACGTTGTAGGATGAGTACATTCTCAGGACAACATCTTGATCTCCATCTTCTACAATCAGAAGTTTTACTGCAGAATCAGAAGTAGTTGTACCAATGCTTACTGTATCATCTGTAGCATCAACGTGCAATGTGTTAGTGTTGACTGTTAGGTCAGCAGCAACTGTAATATTGCTTAAGAAATCTCCTCTGCCAGATACGCTCAATGCTTGACTTCCTGCCGCTACTCCACCGATGGTGAGCAGACCTGACATTGTATCGCCTGCCTTAAGAACGTTAAGCGAAGCAGCACCAGTTAGAGAAGCAGTGATTGTTCCAGCACTAAAGTTTCCACTGGTGTCTCTTGATACTGCAGACTTCAGTGATGTTGTTGATAATACA